CTGGTTCGTAAAAGATAGTGGAATCTCCGTCAACAGAAACAAGGTCATTTGTATATCTTGTATATATTTTTTTATCATCTTCATCTTCATATTTTATAGAATAATTTACAAATATCGATTGTAAAAAACCACTATTATCATTAGTGGTATTTTGGTTTATTTCGTTCCAATAACTATCGCTCATATCATAACCCCCCATTATTTACAGTCAAATAATAATTAGTAATATTTTCTCCAATTACACCAATATTTTTCTTTTCTCTTATCCTTTTCACCCGTGTCATTACTTCTTCATCTACAAAATAAGGGTTGTTTAAATTTTCTTGTCGAATAATTAAGCAACTCAATCCCTTTATGTCATTAGAAAAACTGCTCAATACATCTACGTGTAAAGACACGCTTATAAGTTCTCCATTCATTTCTGTAATATCATTCACAAAATAATAACGTTGGTATTCTTTTATAAATGCATAGTTGAATTCTCTTATGTGAGAATCAGAAAGTTTTTTCATTATCAAAATAGGATTAACAATACTACTACCCGATTTCAATCTTACTTCTCTTGTCGTTATTTCATTGCTTGTTTTAACTAAATAACGTTTATCAGTTTTAGTTGTTAAAACACTTAAATGTAAAACGTCACTCATAAAATCACATCCTTAATGTTCGACATCGAACTTTAATATATACAAATTGCTATAAGTTTTATAATATCATGCGCAATAATTCCAACAAAATTAAAAAGTGCTACTTCTCGTTCACTTTCAAGCATTTGTTGACTTGTAGTTACACCTATATTTCCGTGAGTACGGTTTTCATGTTTGTATGTTATTTCTTCTTTTCCTGTTACAGTATCTGTGTGTGCCTGTTGCTGTTGTTGGGACGTTGATGTTTGTGTGTTTGTCTTTTCTCCAATATTTTCTACAACGGTTGTAGTTTTATTATCTGTTTTTGTAGGAATATTAACCGTACTATTTGTTTCATCTATTCTATCCAACAGTTCATTTGTATGAGAATAGCTGTCAAAATAATCGGTTGTTTTTTCTTGATTATAATAGGTTTCTGAGTCATAAGGTGCTACATTACGTTCAGAAACTTTTTTCCCGTTGTCTGTGCTTCTTTCTTTACCGGACTTTGTTAATTTATCTTTTATAACTGTTGTAGTTTCTCCGTACTCCATTTTTTCTGTAGTAGTGTTATCGTTTTTTTGTGCACTATCTACATTATCCGATGTTATACTAGACGTTGTATTTTGTAATCCATAATCGGTACTTCCTGTTGTATCTTTTATAGTGCTGTCCGTTATTGTTTCAAGTCTGTCATAATTTTCTATAGGCTCGTATTTTAATAAAGTAGAATTATACAAATGCTCATAAGTATATTTTTTTGTTTTGTATAAATTTACAACCATTTTTTGAATTGTAGTAACGTCTGTTTCCATTGCTTTTTCTACTGTAGGACGAACTTGTAATTCTCCATGATTAAAATTTATCCATTCCGTGAGCATCCCTTGAAAGTCTCCGCTGTTTAATGGTTCATAACCATTTTGTGCAAAATCAGAATTGGAGAACGGAAGTACATTATTTTCCATAATATATTGACTAATTGTTAGCATTATCGTCACCCACTTTCTTTTCTATAATTTTGAATTCCGGTGATAATTCAACGGAAATATTTTTGTTAAAAATCTTATTTATCTCGTTACACGCTTTTTTTCGCTGTTTAAGCATATCATTGATATTTAACAGTAACATCTGTTCGTCATTTTCAACTTCTGACTCAATCATTCTTTCTTTTTTATCACGGTTGTATCGTACACCAATCTCATTAAAAAACATACGCAATAACTCGTTCCTTGCGTCAATACAATCCATTACCCCTAGAGAACCACTAGATGTTAAAGCAAGATTATCAATACCACCGTTGCCCTTTTTCAATAATCCATCATCCAATATCGCGTCAATATCACCGTTATAAAATTTATCAAACATGGCGCGATAACTATCAGCGGTTGTCTGTGAATCTGTAGAAATAATATTTTTAACACGCAAGTTTACAAGAGACATTTTTAATGATACATCGGTATGCGCTAGTAAATTTGCATAACGTTTAATCATTGGATATAATGGATTCCTTAATGCGGTATTGTTTATGATAACACAATCTTCACCTATTTTTCTAGTACCACCGTTAGCAGTTGCAGCGGCATAAGTAAAGTTTTTAAATTCATCCCAATACTGTGTTGGTGTGCTCATTCCCCCAATTGAAACCATTTCCCCTACGGCTGTGTCATTTACATATCCACAATAACCATATAATAATAATCTCATTTCAATTTCTTTCTGCGGGAAAGGTAAGTCACCACTCCACTCAAAAATTCTTATGGCTTTTTCAAAAAGCATATCAGTCCAATAAGAAATTGATAACGGTAGTTTCATTTCTTCTTTTTCTTCTTTTTTTATATTTTTTAAATTATCACAAAAATCAGATAAAAACATATATACACCACCTTTTTAAAAATGTTCGACGTCGAATAATAATTTGTCCGACGTCGCTTGTCAAATTTAGGTTTCGGCAATATAGAAAACAATGCCGTTTTCGCTCATGTCGTTGAAATATCCATATGTCGCTTTGTTGTAATAGTTAGTATACTCGTCATGGTTGTTACGTTCTGTAGTTCCGTTACGTTTTGTGATTGTCACTCCCATTGCGTCACGGTCATACATTACAGCAATAACACCTGTTTGCTCAATTGTGGTAGTATCATCAAGTTTAATATTGATTTTTGAAGTATCTTCGAAACCATAGCTTGTTCCTGTTCCTTGCCAGTATGGTAATGTGCTATATGTATTAGCAATTTTTACCATTTCATTATGATATGTGTCAGATTCCAGATAAGACACAAGTGCACTATCAAAATCCTGTAAAACATTTACGACAAGATCGGCTGTTGGGGTATGTCGTTTGTACCCCTCATCGTTAAACAAAATACTCATGCGTTTCATACGAGAAGCCCACAAATTGATCTGCTGACTTGCCCATTTTAAAAATCCAATATCGCGGAGACAGCTAGCGACTGTCAAACTTGCATTTGTTAAAGTGTTGTATTCTGTCAATAAGTTATGTTTTCCACATGGTTTAGCTGTGTGTAACTTATTAGCAATAAAAGTTGCACGAGTAAGATTTTTGTTATTTTCTAACGCAATTTCCATATAACTATCCATTGTGGTAAAAATAGCATCAATCAAAGTTGCGACACCTTGAGCGGATGTAAATGCAGTTTTAAACATAAAGTCTGGAATTGTAACATCAATTTCCCATGTGACCATTTTTTCAAATAATTTTTGTTTGATGGATGGTTTAATAATCGGTGCAAAAGATGGTGTGTAAGAATCCTCTCCAATTTCCCACGCTTTGTTTTCTTTTGCTTCTGGTAAATCGACATAAATTTTCTGAACAATACAACCGTATTCAAAAGGTTCTTTTACAAGTCCATCGTCACCGCTTGCCGTGTATCTTCGGATAGAAAAAATTGTTCTGCCGATTCTGTCTACTAATGTCTTAGCAAATTTATCCGTGTCAACGTCCGATGATAAAACTTTATCACCCAACGCTACAAGAGTAGATGTGTCGGTTACTGTTACTGCACTCTCTCCAAAAGTTTGTTTAGCCACCTCATTGATTAAGGTGTAAATCTGGTTTACTGTACTCATACAATCATTCCTCACTTTCCGGTTCAACGGAACCATTTTCCGGTTCTTCAGAACCATTTACATTTTTATTATCATCACCGTTTAATGGTGTGGTAAACTGTTTATCAAAAGCCGTCTTGAACGTTTCCAGAGTTTTATTTGTGTTCGACGTCGAACTTTCAACGACTTCTTTCATAGCGGTTGCCATTTCTTCTATGGCTTTAATAGTAGCGGTATTATCTTCTGATAATTTACCACTGTTATCGTTTTCAATAGGTGGAACTAATGTGTCTATACTTCTCATTTTTAATACACTCCTTTTTCTTTTTTTATTTGTGTAAACTCTGTACCACATAAATTATCACTAAACGCTATTTTTTTGTTTTTTAACATATCCATTATTATATTATCATACTTTAATAAATCCGTCAAGTTGTAAGTCGCTAGTGGGTTTGATGTAAAATCATCTGTAACAATCCGTTTACATTTTTTTGGAATATTTTTAGTTGCCGGATAAACATACAATAAACTTTCTTTTGTTTCTTTGTGTCTTACAAGGTTTATCAAAAATTTAAAACTTGTATACTTGTAATAAATTTGATATAAAATATCATAGTGTTCTAATTTTTCCGGTAAATGTGGGAACGTGCCTGTCTCCCACACTCCTGTCGTAATCATTTCTGACTTTTTACCAAAAAACATTTTAGATTGATTTCCTGTATTTTCGCAATACTCTACTGCTATTGTAACTACTATGGGTTCGCCTGTTTTCTCGTCATATTGATTTGTAAATTGCCGATACAATTCAATAGTGCCCTGTTTTTGAAATTTAATGTGTGTGAGTTGCCACTCCTCAAAATACGGGCATAATCTGGATATTGTATTTCCTAACAAAAATACTCTAACGTAGTCACGTCTTGCTATAGTGGATATAATATCCATAAGGCTTCTTACCTCATTAGCAATGTAACCGCTGTCCGTGATAAACTCTTCAAAAATAATATTACCGATTTTCGGAAAAGCAAGTGATTTGTAATGTGTGGCAGAAGTCAAAGAAAATGCTGAACCTATTTTTTTCCTATCCAATATTTTTTCTTCTTCTTCATGTATTAGGTATATATCGCCCCTATACACACGTACACTTTCAAACATACCATTTGTAATTTCCATAATAGGCATATCAGAAAAGTATAATTCTACATCCCTTGACTTTATTTCATCGCGCCACCGCCTAAGATATGCAAGCTGACAACGTTCTTTAGGTTGTTTAGTTCGCATATCTTTTTCGTGGTATGCTTCCCATAAACAGACATACTTTGCAGCATAACTTTTTCCATTAGAGCGTTCGCCTAAAAGCATATTATACATAGCCTTTTTCGATAACAAGTTATCAATATTATAATATTTCTGTTTCGTTTTCAAATATGGATGTCACCTCTCTCTTATTTTGCATCATTGTCAAAATAGAATCATAATCGTCAGTTATTCCTAAACTATACGTAGTAGGTTGTGCACATATGCCATGTTGATAATTGCTATTAAATTCATCGTACTGTCCTTTGTTCCATACAATTGGTGTCATATCGTCAATATATGTCATTATTAACTTTTGAGCGTGTTCGACATCGAACACAGTACCGTCTTTAAAATCTTCAATGTCGTGTAACTGTGATACTGCATTTTTTCTTACACCAGATACTGTCATATGTAACTTATTATCATTATCCACATAACAATATTTTTTAGCACCTAACGTTTTAAACTTTTTATATTGACCATCATCGTCAAATATTCCAAGCCTATGTGGTATACCGTTTCTATCTTTAGGACAAAATTTTTCCCTTGATATTCCTAACATATCGGCACGGTCATTTTCACGTTCTTCTATTCTTTTATTATATTCATTAAAAAAATTAGAATCACAATCTATATACTTTATACTATCAGTATCGCAATAAACAACATTATAGTCAAGGGCTAAAATGCCTTGCCACAAATTGCGTCTTGCATATGCAGTAACCCACACACCAAATTGGAATGCCCCGAAAGTTTTCGAAAGTTTCTTTTTTTCACTTGCTATTTTTGTGTAAAAGCTATTTTCGTTCAATAACTCTTTTTTCCACCTATCTTCTTCAAATTCTATCGTATCGGTTATGTTTTTAGTAACCATCATACCATACATTGAATTTACATATTGTTTACTTTTCATATATAACGGCTCTTGTTCTTCGATACCCTTTAATGTAGTTTTATTTCCGTATAGTTCCAATATATATTTTACAAAAGTAGGTGAAAGATAATCATTGCTCGATACCCGAAAATCTATTATATTAAGATTTTCAAAATCGTAGCATAATTGAAACATTTCATAATCTATATTTGTCAGTGATAACTGTACAAAATCCGCTTTTAAAACTCTACCGTTGTCAAGCGAATAGCCTTTTATCTTTGTACACTTGGAAAAAGAGATCCAAGTATTCCAACGTTTTGACCGTAAATGTTCGACATCGAACGTTATTATGTAACTGTAGTTATCATTGTTAAAATAATCGTCACAAGGTATTGTTTCCTCAAAATACGTCATGGGATATTTTTCCAAGCACATTACAGTAGGATAGCTAGAGGATATATCTTTGCTACAAACGTTATCTAATACAATATCCGTATGCACTGCATTACTATGAGTATAACCACCCATAAAGCAATCACACAGTAAAGAATAATCTTCTATTGTTTCCGGAATAAGTTTTAAACAACGTTTCCTGTATTTGTACTCACTACTTACGTTCATACGTTCAATAACTTCTTTTCTTACTTCTCCTGTCTGTGTAAATGGTATGTCTATTATATGCCCGTACTTTTCTTTGTATTGCAACAACCCATAATACATAACCAATACATCGTTAAAACAATAAGCTAACTCTGTATCGGTAAGTTTCGTTTTTGGTGTCCTTAGAACGGTATAATCGAGATCACCTACCAATTTTTTTACTTTTAATTTTCGTTGTTCCGCCCACACCGCTAGACTCATGTTAGTAAGAAAATAACTGCACCGGAATTGATATGTACTCCATTCTGCGAACAACGGTTTTCGTGCCTGTCTAGCAAAAACATAGTCAAATTGTAATACGTTTATCAAGAATTGAAATTCAAATGAAAAATTATGTATATATACTATTTTCTTGTGTGGTTCATAATATTCTAATTCTTGTAAAAAATCTTTGAAATCTTCTAGTGTTCTTCCCCAAAAAACGTTATCATTTATGGAAAACTGCCATACATAACAGATAGCAAATTTCTTGCAATCTTCATAATATTTTTTACTTTTTCCCAAGTACGGTTCAAGTGTATCACTATCCTTATGTAAAAATCCACTAGAAGTCTCAATGTCAAAACACATAATATCATCATTGACTATATCTGCTCTGTTTTTCTTTTTAAAGTAATAACTATGAAACTCAATTTCTGATAACGGCGAATCTCTAATATTGTACATATGCAACTACAACCTTGTTAAAATATCGGTTACAAAATCTCTGAAATTTACATTATTTCTTTCTTCTGTATTGAGCTTATTCCATTGTGATATTACAACATCAACGCTCTTTCTAAAGTTGGGCTTATCTTCTTTAGCAATGTCAGACCATGCTGAAAAAATATCCTCTAAAGAATATGGATTTTCGGTAAAACGTTCTACACGTTCAGCAGTTGCTACAGCCCTATCTGAATCCTCATAAAACAATTCTTTTATTTTTCCCCATGACGGAGAAGAAAAAACAGAATCCCAAAAAACAGCCTGTGACTGACTCATATTTTTTGTAAATGTCTGAAAACCTTTGTTTTGTAAAGATTTTTTAAAACCTGTTATTGTACTATAACTAGAACGTTGATAAGTTTTTGCAATATCTAATATTTGCTTTTTCTTTTCTTCTGTCAATCCGGCGACTTTAAACGTTGGAACACCAATAGACTCAAAACCATAAACCATATCTAATTGGTGTTTTACAATCTGAATCGAGTCGTGTTCCTCTCCTAAATAGGCAGTCATTCTTTTTAAACGCTTATTCATATTCGCTAACAGTCGCCGTGGATTTTCGGAAATTATGTTC